TTGATGAACTTAAGAAACTTGCTGGTGTAAACGAATTCAAAGGTTACACAGAATACCAGATCGACGAAAATCCTAGTATCACAGCTACAAAACTTAAAGCAAAAGAAAAGAAGTTAGGATTAAAACCGGGCGATGCTGAATGGTTTAAACTATGGTTTTCAAAACCATATATGACAGGCGCACCAAAGTTTAGAGGACGTAAAAAATGAACCTCCGTCAGTTATACGAATATGGAAGGATTGTACCCGGAGTTAATACTACAGCCGATGTAGGTCCTAACGAAATTACTAAACAAGCTAAAAAATTAGGTTTTAAGGTAGACAAAGACGGAAGGCCGCCTACACTATCAAAAAAGGTAAAAGGTTCAAGTACTAATGTATTGTTTAACCTAGGGATGACAGAATCGGTTGACAAACCCCATAAAGATGTGTTATACTACGATGATATGAATGAAGCCTTAGGCCAATTAAATCAAGATAGTAAAATTTATATAGATATGGACGGCGTATTAGCTGACTTTTTTGGAGAGTGGGCTAAGTTAATGAATAAAACGTCTTGGACTGATATAAAAGATATTAATCCTGCACTACAAAAAATAAGAGATACTGATGACTTTTGGTTAAATTTACCATTAACTAGTAATGCAAAAAACCTTTTATCAATAGTAAAAAAGGTAAAAGGTAGTTACACTATATTAAGCAGTCCTTTAGCAGATGATCCTAAATCAGAACCACATAAACGTGAATGGATTAAGAAAAATTTAAGTTTCTTTCCACCTGAAGATATAATTATTACAACTAATAAAGCAAAGTATGCTACGAATGGCGATGTTCCAAATATTCTTATTGATGATTATGGTGTTAACATAAATCAATGGGAATCTGCAGGCGGCATAGGATTCAAACACAAAGATCACAAATTTACGAGAACTATAAAAAATCTTAAAAAAGTAGAAACTAAAGTATATGCAAGAAAACAATTACCTCAAATAGGAGAAAAAGATCTTGCAGACCTTGATTATACATTAGAGTTTATTGATCCTAAATTATTATTTCCAGTACAAGAAGAAAGAGATTTAACTAGATTAGATAAAAAACTTACTAAGTTTAAAAGCGGCGAATTCAAACCTATTGTAATTGACGAAGATAATAACATTATTAACGGTCACCATAGATATGATGTAGCAATTATGCAACAAGTAGAATGTGTTCCTGTGTATAAAATTAAAAATAAATTACACCATCTTTTAGAAGCAAATCATTTTAAAAATCCAAAAAATACTTTCTTAACAAAAGCAGATACAGCATATGATTTTTTAAGAGTAGGTAAAACTATTTCTAATCTAAAAGCAGTGCCTAAAGGTGCAAACAGAGATGAACCAGATGTAATGGTTGTTCCTTTTGGTGGCAAAAAAGAAAAGAAACATCTCAAAAAACATTTAAGTCGTGTAGGTTATAAAACACAAGATGCTGACAAAACCGGTGATGACGCACATGTAGACGAAAATTTGAGACCAATAGCTAAACCTATGACTGTAGAAATTTTTAAAGAAAAAGCTGACTTATATATAAAAGGATTGATTGGCGGATTTCCAAAAGAAGAAATGAAACAAAAATTAAACACTTTGTTAAGGAAAGCTATAAAGTCAGGTAACATGTCTCAGCAAGAAGGCGTCAACTATATAAAAAACCGCATTAAAGAATATTTAGATTTTGTGAAAAAAAATCCAGGACAACCTTTGCCGGAGCGTGAACTTACTAAAGGTGAAGAAAACAAAAAAGAAAAATACGTCAAAGGTATGAAGAAGAATAAGAATGACTTCAAAGACCGTTATGGTAAAGATGCTGAAGCAGTAATGTACGCAACAGCAACTAAAATGGCTAAAGAAGCTGTACGCAGTGGTAAGTACACACCAGACCAGATAATAGAAATACTAGAAAACTTTGCAGACGGTAAAAAAAAGGGTAAAAGCAGACCAGGGCGTGTAAAACGTTCAGGTGCAAGTTGTAGCGGCAGTGTTACAGAGCTAAGAGCAAAAGCAAAAAAAGCCAGCGGTGAACGTGCTAAAATGTATCACTGGTGTGCTAACATGAAAAGTGGGAGATCATAATGAAGATTTTTGAGATAACAGAATCAAAAGACACGCATTGTTCAGACAAGTGTTGCGGGGCAGATGTTAAAAGAGAAGATTGCAAATGTTCTCCAACTTGTAAGCATTGTAACTGCAATGCAGTTGAGGAATCAGCATCAGCTGGTTCAACTAGTGCAGGAGCAATAGCTAGTGTAGCAAATCCTGTTACAGCTCATGCTAAGGTTACTAAAAAAGGCAAATACGGTGCACCTAAAGCACCACAAAAAACCAACCCAGATGGCACTGCTAAAAACGCACTTGATATGCCTAACAATATTATGGGTGGAAAAACAATTAAGAGATAAATACATGCATAATACGTGTACTTGGAGTCTAAAATGAACAAAAAAGAAATGATAGAAGGACTTGCGGATATGGCACAGTCGGTGGAAACAGACCATGAAGTGCAAATGGCAAGATCTGAACTTTATAAATTAGCAAAATATTCAATTAAATTACACAACATGTTAAAGACAGTTGATGAACAAACTGGTCTTGACGGTTGGGTAGCATCAAAAATTACAAAAGCATCTGATTATATCGGATCAGTATATCATCATTTAGACTATGATATGAAGTTTAGCGAACAAGTACAAGAAGGTGCAAAATCTAAACCAGACTATTTAGACTTTGATAAAGACGGCGATAAAAAAGAGCCTATGAAGAAAGCCCTTAAAGATAAAAAGAAAAAAGATGAAGATGTAAAAGAAGGTGATAACATTTATCACGATTGTGCAGTAACTTTCAAACATAAAAAGTATGGTGAATGTAAAGTTATACCTGGACAGCATACTTTATTAGAAGACGGTACTGTAACACATTATGACGCAACATTTACTAGTTGTGGTAACGAATTTGTTGTTAGAAATGTAAGCACAAATGATATGTTTGATGTAGTAACTGAAGGACATTCGCACAAGCCTAAGAAGAAGAAAAAGAAAACAGAAGATTTATATAAATCTTTACTAACAAAAAATCTTGAAGAAGCTAAAGCGACTTGCAAAGATTGCGGCAAGCCTAGTTATACTACAATCCCAGAAGAAAAACAAAAAGGCGTTGACGGCAAAGTATGCTGGAAAGGCTACAAGCGTATGGGAACTAAGAAAAAGGGTGGCAAAACCGTAGATAACTGTGTAAAGGTAGGCTAAGGTTAGCATGGATAACATTAGAGATATTTTAAAATTAATTGACGAAACTGAAGTTTTATCCGAAAGACAAAAATGGAATACTTTAGATAACATTGCTGCCAAATATGCTAAGAAAGGCATGACTCTTGAAGATCTTGCCAAGATGGAAAAAGAAGCTATGGCTGCTGAGCCAAAAGACTTAGACGCTGAAACTAAAAAAGGTTTCAAAGGATTTTTTAAAAACTTAGGTAGAAATTTTTCACAGTTAGCAAGTACAAAACAATTTAGAAGAAAATATACACTTGCGGTTGCAGCTGAAATGTTAGGCTTACCAGGTTTATACGGTACAAGTGGCAAATACTTTTATTACTATTACGACTCATCAAGAGCAAATAATATGCGTGATGAACAGTCTGGCTTTAAAGCTGGACGAGCAAGTAAAATACAAGCACAGAAACTTGCTGATGTAGGATTACTTCCTAAAAGTCGAGCTGAAAAATTTGATATAGAAAATAAAACCTCAGACAAAGACGATTCCAAAGTTAAAACAGACCCAAATGCGAAAGCTGGTGATAAAACAGCTGATGCTAGTGCAAGTGATGCTAGTAAAAAACCTAACCCTTACGCAAAAATGGATCAAGCTGAAGTATCTAAAAAAGCGTTTGCTGTAATGAAAGAAATAAATGCGTTATTAGATAAAATGAATGAAGGTTTATCTTTTAAAAGTAGCATTGGAAAATATCTATTAGAAAATTCTCAAGTAATAAATGAAGCATTGTCTGCAGAAGAAACAAAAAAATTAGCAGACTTATTAGACGATTTAGAACAAATGGTTGCTAGTGGAAAGTTAGAAGGTGGAAATTTATCATTATCTAAAGACACAGTTGCTAGAGCATCATCTGCAATAGCTAAGACAACAAAATTATCACCAGATGAAGTTTTAAATGTAGATACAGATGCAATAGCTGCCGCAATTGAAAAGGCTCCTAAAACAGATATAAAAAATAACAATTCTACTGAATGTGACACGCTAAGAGCTTTTGCTAGTTCAGGCAAGGGCGGATTGAAAAACGATCCTGACGAAGTTGAAGCAGTTAAAGCATTACAAACACTACTAGGTGTTGCTGTTGACGGAAAATATGGTCCTGAAACTACAAGTGCAGTAAGAACATACCAAGAAAAAAATAACTTAACAGTTGACGGTGATGCTGGTCCAAACACTATAGAAAAACTATGTGGCGAAAAAGAAGAAGAATCAAATGACAAAGGCGAAGAAGGCTCAGGCGAAAGTTCAAATACTAATCTCCCTGAAAACTTTAAAGTTTATCAAGAATACGGTAGATACACTGTTGGATCATTAGATAACAACGCCACTTATATAATTATTGGTCCAGACGGCAAGCAATATCTCGATAGTGTTAGACAATCAGATGGGTCTACTGTAGAGCAAGGATATAAAGATCGTGAAGAATGCATCCTTGTTGCAAAACAATTAGCCAAAGCAGATCCAGGAGTTGATTCAGATGGTGAGGCTGATACAGATAAAGGCGATGGTGCAGGACAAGACAACGAACCAAATGCCAATGATGGGTCAGTTGACGCTGTAGGTAGTGAAGAAGATCCAGATGTAAATGACCAAGAAGGTGGTGTTGGCGGAACTGACGGAGAAGTTGCAGACGTTACTGGCGACGATGAAAAAGATGATCAAAAAAATAATAAAGATAAGTCAGCTGAAACTGATCCTAAAGTAGATGAAGGCATTGTTGACGATATTTATGATGCTGTTAAAGGTATAGGAACAGATGAAGATGACTTGTTTGCTGCGTTAAGAGCTATTAGAGATGCTAATCATTACAAAACAATAGTAAAAATATTTAAACAAAAATATCCAAAAGCAATTAATGACGATTATCCTACACTAGCCATTTGGATGAGAGACGATTTAGAAGGTTGGTTGTGGAACGGTGATGATGTTAAGAAGTTTGATAGAGAAATGAATAGACTTGGCATTAAAATTAATAAACCAGTTAATCCAAATGCGGTTAAAGGAATGACACCAGTATGGAATGACACTGCTACACCAACAGCTACATTCACAGATCTTAGTGATGCAATGACTAAAAAGAAACAATGCAAAAAAGGTGATATGGTTATGATTGGTAAAACCAAAGTATTGTGTGATTCAACTGATCAAGGCCAAATATTTTTTGTAAACAAAGATGGAACACCATTTGATGATAGTCAAAATGCAAAAGCTGATCCGAATGCAAAAGCTGGTCCAACTACTGATTTAGATACAGTCCAAAACTTTCTCAATAAAAAAGCTGGAGTAGAAACGCCTAAGACTGGAGTAGAAACGCCTAAGACTGCAGAGCTTCCAGGAGCACCGTATGCAGTGTCTGGACTACCAACAGGATATGTTACTCGTAAGCAAGGCAATCAAATACACATTTATTACAACGGTCAAAGAATATCGTCAGTAAGAGCAGGCAGAAATCATAAGGTTAATGTAAGAAACAGTGCTAATAAACATGCACAAGCAAATGGTGGGTAGACACATTGAAAGTCTTAGATATCTTACTGGAAAACGATTATTTCGAAAAAGGCGATATTACTGACTTAGAAAGTCTATTATCTAAATTTAATCAACAAGAATTTGAAAAAATAATAATCTATAAAAATAAAGATTACCTTGCAAAAAATTTTACATCACAAGATCAACGTAATCGTTGGGTATCTAGAATCACACGTGAAATAGGTATCAAATCTCAGCGAACAAATATTACTTACTATATTAGCGAATTAAATGACGCTAATATTTTAGGTCCAACTGATAAAACTCCACGCACATGGCAAGACATTTACAACTTATTAGAGAAATTATCTACTGAAGCAGCAAAAGCAAATCTTACTATACTTGATGTTAACAGCTCTAAGCCTTGGGATCCTGAAAGAAAGAAACTAGTAACAAGTGGATTAAAAAGTTTCTCAGATGATTTTATTGGATTGCCTAAATTATTTCAAATATTAAAAAGCAATATTTTTGATAAAGATGAATGGTCAGAAGTTGAATCTGATATGACAGACGTTACTGGCGATGCTGAAAAATTCTATAAAGAATCATTTAAAGAAAAAGATAATTTAAATATGGCTGGCTTTAAACAATGGTATCAAAAGGTTTCTGGTAAAAGTATCGAACAAGTATGGAGAGACAAAGGGTATGACGCTAGTACAGATATAGTTAGCAAGGTTGTACTTGATCAAGGGATTACAGGGGATAACTGGAAAAACTATCCTATGGCTACAAAAAAGACACTTATAAAGCAAATATTCCAAGAAGTTTTTAAAATAGGTGCAAAAGATGCAGCAGCTTTAAAACATATAGCTGATGATAGTACAGAAGAACATAAGAAGCTTCGTCGTGCAATAAAAAGAATAGATAAATTAGTCAAACAAAATACCACTCTTATTGGCGTACAATCATTCATTAAGGCTTCACTTGATGTATACAATAAAGAAGTTGACGCTGAATATAGAATAAACCTTACCAAATAACACAAAAACACTTGACTTAGTAGCTAACTTATAGTATAATACAAAGAACTATAAGGAGAAAACTATGAGTGATCGCACATACGGACCTGAAGAAAAAGCTAAACTAGAACGTTTGGTAAACGAAGGTGTTACCGTTTTACAAGAAATTGAAGATTTAAATGCAGGTTTAAAAGATACTGTAAAAGCAGTAGCAGAAGAACTTGATGTAAAACCTTCAATGATTAATAGAGCAATTAAAATTGCACAAAAAGGTGAGTGGGCTAAAGTTGCAGATGAATTTGACGACTTAGAAACTTTAATTGTTACTGTTGGTAAGGACAAATAATTTTGCAAAAAATAAAAGAGTTTTGGATCAATAGTTACAAAAGTGATAAGGTTGCTTTTGCATTTGAACTTGTCAGTTTTATTTTTACAGTTATAGCAAGTTTGACTTTGGCATTTAATGCTATAGATCCTAACATGCTAATTATCTATCCGTTCTTCTTTGTAGGATCGGTTACACAATGCTACGCCGCAGTACGTAGAGGAGCCGCTTGGGTAATGTTACTAACAGGTTACTTTGCTGTTATTAATGTAGTTGGTTATGGAGTTGCCGCTTTATGGTGGTAAACACTGTACCTGTAATAAATAATTATAACGCCAAAAGCAATAGCTAGGCATGTAGAAGGTTAAGTTGGCCATAAGCAACGAAGGAGATAAATGAGTTACGTAGACGCACTATTTGATCGCGATTCTGATATTATTCGTGTTGTAGAACGCAAAGATGGTAAAAGACATTACCATGAATATCAAGCAAAATATACTTTTTATTACAAAGATCCTAGAGGTAAACATAAAAGTGTTTACGGAGATCCTCTTACACGAATAGTTTGTAAAAACACAAAAGACTTTCGAAAAGAAGTTGCTATTAACAAAAGCAAAGAATTATTCGAAAGCGACATCAATCCTATCTTCCAATGTTTAAGTGAAAACTATCTTAATCAAGATGCTCCTAAACTAAACATTGCATTTTTTGACATTGAAACTGACTTTGATCCTGAAAGAGGATTTGCTGATCCTGCTGATCCATTTATGCCTATTACAAGTATAAGTGTATATTTGCAATGGATGGAAACTATGGTATGTTTAGCAGTTCCTCCTAAGACACTTACAATGGATCAAGCAAAAGCAGAGCTTGAAGGCATTGAAAACGTAATGCTATTTGAAAAAGAAAGTGAAATGATTGACACTTTTTTAACACTAATTGAAGACGCTGATATTTTATCAGGTTGGAATAGTGAAGGTTATGATATTCCGTATACTGTTAATAGAACAAGTCGTGTACTCAGCAAAGACGACACAAGACGTTTTTGTCTGTGGGGTCAGTTGCCTAAGAAACGTGAATATGAAAAGTATGGTAAATCAGCTGTCACCTTTGACCTAATAGGCAGAGTGCATTTAGATAGTTTGGAATTATATCGTAAATACACATATGAAGAAAGACATACATATAGACTTGATGCTATTGGCGAAATCGAAGTTGGTGAAAATAAAGTTCCTTATGAAGGCACTTTGGACCAGTTGTACAACAATGACTTTAGAAAGTTCATCGAATACAACATACAAGATACCGCACTACTGGACAAGCTGGACAAAAAGCTAAGATTTATTGATCTAAGTAACGAACTTGCACACGCAAATACTGTTTTGCTACAGACTACAATGGGTGCAGTTGCAGTTACAGAACAAGCGATTGTTAATGAAGCACATCACAGAGGACTACAAGTTCCTAACAGACCTAGACGTGACGACACAGTAAACACACAAGCCGCTGGCGCATATGTAGCATTTCCTAAGAAGGGATTGCACAAATGGATTGGGTCAATGGACTTAAACAGTCTATATCCTAGTGTTATTAGAGCTCTTAATATGGCTCCTGAAACTGTTATAGGCCAAATACGTCCAGACATTAGTGAAGCCCGTGTGCATGAAGATATGACGCTTAAAAAGAAGTCATTTGCAGGTAGTTGGGAAGGTCGCTTTTCAACAGAAGAGTATGAAGCAGTCATGGAGAAACGTAAAGACATTGCACTAACTATAGATTTTGAAAACGGACAGACAGAAGTACTAAGTGGTGCAGAAATATATAAACTAATTTTTGATAATAACCAACCTTGGATGCTCAGTTCAAACGGAACTATCTTTACAACAGAATTTGAAGGTGTTATTCCAGGTATTCTAGCCCGTTGGTATACTGAAAGGCAAGAACTACAAGCACAACTTAAAAAAGCAAAAGACGCCGGCAATGCAATTGAAATTGAGTATTGGGACAAGCGACAGCTAGTTAAAAAAATTAACTTGAACAGTTTGTATGGTGCTATTCTTAATCCTGGTTGTAGATTCTTTGACAAACGTATTGGACAGTCAACAACACTAACAGGCAGAACTATTGTTAAACACATGAGTGCAGAAGTTAACAAAACTATTACAGGTACATATGATCATGTAGGTGATGCAATGATATACGGTGATACAGACTCTTGTTACTTTAGTGCATATCCAACTCTTAAGAAAGACATTGATGCAAGTAGCATTCCTTGGTCAAAAGACAATGTAATAACACTTTATGAACAAGTTTGTGAAGCGGCAAACGAAACGTTTCCAAGTTTCATGATGCAGGCATTTCATTGTCCAAAGAGTAGATCAAGCGTTATTGCGGCAGGTAGAGAAATTGTTGCTGAGAGCGGATTGTTTATTACTAAAAAACGTTATGCGGCATTAGTTTATGACGTAGAAGGCTTTAGAAGCGACACAGACGGCAAACCAGGTAAAGTAAAAGCAATGGGCTTAGACTTGCGTAGATCAGATACTCCTGTGTTTATGCAAGAGTTTCTTAGCCAACTATTGCTTATGGTACTTACAGATGTTCCGCAAAAAGATATATTAGAACGTATTACACAATTTAGACAAGAGTTCAGTGAACGTCCAGGTTGGGAGAAAGGTTCTCCCAAACGTGCAAACAAAGTTGGACACTATCAGCGTCTTGAAGAAAAACAAGGCAAAGCAAACATGCCCGGACACGTAAGAGCAAGTATTAATTGGAATACACTCAAACGCATGAATGGTGACAAGTATTCGCAAGAGATTGTAGACGGTATGAAAGTTATTGTATGCAAACTAAAACAAAATCCGCTAGGATATACTAGTGTTGCTTATCCAACAGACGAGCTACGTATACCAGAGTGGTTTAAAGAATTGCCATTTGACGATTCAGCAATGGCAGAAACTATTATTGACAACAAGCTAGACAACTTAATTGGTGTTCTTAACTATCCATTACAAGATACAAAGCAACACAATACGTTTAATAGCTTGTTTGATTTTGGAGGTTAAGATGAAAATTAAAATGGAAGTAGAAATAGATACTGAAAATACTCAGGACCTAAATACTATTGAAGAATTAATTGCAGTGCTAAGAAATTTAGCAGAAAGCTATTACGAGGAGTAGACTATGAAAGTAGGATTCACATGTAGTGCATTTGATTTACTACACGCAGGTCATGTGCAAATGCTAAGAGAAGCAAAGGACCAATGCGATTATTTAATTTGCGGATTACAGGTTGATCCAAGCATAGATCGAAAAGAAAAAAATCCGCCTGTGCAAACAATAATTGAAAGGTACACTCAACTAAAAGCAGTAGGGTATGTAGATGAAATTATTCCTTATGGCTCTGAACAAGACCTAGAAGATATTTTGAGTCTGTATACTATACACATTCGTATACTAGGTGAAGAATATCGCGACAAAGAGTTTACTGGTAGAGATATCTGTAGGAAAAGAGATGTTGAAATATTTTTTAATAAACGAGATCACAGATTTAGTTCTAGTGATCTAAGACAAAGGGTAACTAAAAATGAAAGTTAGTATTTGTGGTTTAGGAGCAGTTGGTCAAGCACACTATGATTGGCTTAAAGATTTATACTCTATAGAAGTTTACGATCCACCAAAAGGTTATAATAAAATATCTAAAGACATTGATTGTGCAATTATATGTGTTAGTACTCCTAGTTATAAAGATGGTTCATGCTTAATGGACAATGTGTTTACTACTATAGATGCGTTACCTGATGTACCTATACTTATTAAAAGTACTATAAGTGTAGAAGGTTGGGAAATGTTAACAGATGCATTTCCTAATAGATCAATTGTATTCAGTCCTGAATTTTTACGTGCCAACACTGCTCTTGTAGATTTACAAGATAGTAAAATGATGATACTAGGTGGTGAATACAAACCTGTTGAATTTTGGATTAACTTTTTTAGAAATGTAAATGAAAATATGTATTATCAACAATGTTCTCCAAAAGAAGCAATTTTAATAAAATATTTTAGAAATAGTTTTTTAGCAACTAAAGTATCTTTTTTTAATCAAGTGCATGATTTATGTGAACAATTAAATATTCCGTTTCATACTGTACAAAGAGGCATAACTGATGATACACGTATTGGGCTTAGCCATTCTAATGTTACAAAAGAAAGAGGTTATGGTGGTCACTGCTTTCCCAAAGATGTAAAAGCTATTATACAAACAGGATTACGCAATAATACTAATTTAAGTATTTTAGAAGAAATTGATAGATACAATGAAAATATTACTAACAGGAAATAAAGGATACATAGGATCCTGGCTTGAAAAAAGGCTAGAAGAAAAACACGAAGTTATAGGTGTTGATATAAAAGCTGACTATGACTTACTTACAGAAACACTGTTTGCTGAAGATAAGTTTGATGCAGTAATACATTTAGCAGGTAAAAGTGGTGTACGAGAAAGTTTAGAAGACCCTGCTAGTTATTGGTACAACAACATAGAAGTAACAAGAAAAATATTTAGTAGATTTAAAAACACTAGAGTAATATATGCAAGTTCTAGTTCAGCATATGAGCCTGAACTTAACCCTTATGCAAATAGTAAATGGGTTATGGAACAACTTGCATTAGATCATTCAAATGCTTTAGGAATGAGATTTCACACAGTTTATTCAGAGGAGCCACGTAAAGGTATGTTTTTGGATAAACTTATAAATGGAACGTTAACATATACAACGAACCATTTACGTGATTATATCCATATTGAAGATGTCTGTGATACTATCATTCGATGTCTTAATAATGGAGAAAAAGGCGTAATGGATGTAGGCACTGGCCATAGTATAAGAGTCCGCTTTTTAGCACCTCACTTACCAGTTCGTCTAAATACCCCATACGAAAGGCAACACACACAGGCAAATACAAAACGAATGACGGATTTAGGTATATTACCTAAATATAACATAATAAAGTTCTTGACAAACAAGGGCTTTGAGTATAAAATAAAAACATAACCTGGAGAATAAGGCAATGAAAGACATTTTACAAGACATAGTATCGCATACACATGCGTTAGGATTTTTGAACTTAACAAAAATTACTAGTGGCGATACAACAACTATTGAGAGTATGGCTGAAGATCGTTCAGTTATCCTAACAGCAACAACAAAGGAACCTGTATCAGAATTTAACGGTACGTTTGGTATGCCTAACTTAGATAAGTTAGCACTACACTTAAAAAATCCTGAGTATCAAAAAGATGCAAAGATTGAAGTAGTTGAAGCAGAACGTAACGGAGAAGTTGTTCCTACACACATTCACTTCGAAAACACAGGCGGTGATTTCCAAAATGATTATAGGTTTATGAATAAACAAATCATTGAAGAAAAACTTAAAACTGTTAAGTTTAAAGGTGCATCATGGGACGTTATGTTTCAACCAAGTATTGCAAGTATTACAAGAATGAAACTGCAAAGTGCGGCACATTCTGAAGAAACAGTTTTTACTGTTAAGACAGAAAAGACTGGTGAAAAAACTGATTTACATTTTTACTTTGGTGATGCAAGTACACACGCAGGTAGCTTTGTTTTCCAAACTGACGTTGAAGGTGAACTTACACATGCATGGAGTTGGCCTGTAGCGGCTACACAAGCAATTTTAAATCTTGACGGTGATATTGCAATGAGTATTTCAAATCAAGGAGCAATGCAAATTACTGTAGATAGTGGCTTAGTTACTTACGATTATATCCTGCCAGCACAGAGTAAGTAATATGTGCCCAGCTTGTTATATAAACGGATTACTATTTTTAATATTCGGTGCTTCTGGTGCCGCATTGGCAAACGAACCTTGGGTCATTGCATTAAGTGTTGTACTAACTATTGCAGGGTTCTGGTGGATGTATAAAGCATACAAAAAGAACAATGGCAAAGGCGGTTGGAAAACAAATCTAAAAACAACTGTAATTTATTTGCTTATCTTTGCAGCTGGTTACGCTACTGCGGCATATACAACTCACGAGTATTTTAAATCTAAATATGAAATACAATTGGAACAACAATAAATGAATAAAGACTTAACCGCAGAACAAAATGACTACGCAGTATTTTTACCTGCACTAAGTGGCTTCTATGCAACTTATGTAGGCAAACAGCGTTATGACGAATATGTGGATAAGTCCCGTATTCCAAATAATTTAACTAATGGCGTAGAGAGCTTAAACTATCTTAATAAAAACGAAGGTGCATTTACATATAAATGGACACTTTATTCAGCAGGACATGCTGACTTAGATACTACTAAAGAAGTACCTAAAGAAGATATGGTACGTAATAGAGATAGAGAAAACACTTGGTTGTTAGGTGACTCAGGTGGTTTTCAAATTGGTAAAGGAGTTTGGGAAGGCAACTGGAAAGATCCTAATTGTCCTAAAGCACAAAAGAAACGTGACGGTGTATTGCGTTGGATGGACTCTTACATGGACTATGGAATGATACTTGATATTCCAGCCTGGGTAGCACGTTCACCTGAAGGAGCAAAAGCAACAGGCATTGATAACTATCAAGACGCTGTAAATGCTACACGTATTAACAATGACTACTGGATGAAACATAGAACAGGTGCTTGTAAGTTCCTTAATGTTTTACAAGGCGAGAATCATGCTGACGCAGAAGATTGGTATCAACAGATGAAAGACTATTGTGATCCTAACGTGTATCCAGACAATCATTTTAATGGGTGGTCAATGGGTGGTCAGAACATGTGTGATGTACATTTGGTTCTTAAACGTCTAGTTGCATTGAGATTCGACGGACTACTGGAACAAGGTGTACATGATGTAATGCACTTCTTAGGCACTAGTAAACTAGAATGGGCTGTATTACTTACAGACATACAAAGAGCAGTTCGTAAGTATCATAACTCAAACTTTACAATTACATTTGACTGTGCTAGTCCTTTCTTAGCAACTGCTAATGGACAAATTTACTGCGAACTAGAAACTGAAGATAGATCTAAATGGGTGTATCGAATGGTGCCTAGTATTGACGATAAAAGTTTTTCTACAGATACTACTGATTTTAGTAAAGCCTTTGTGCGAGAAGGAAAACATTCATCGTTTTTAGAATCTCCAATTAGTAAAGGCTTAAAAGCAAATGATATTTGCATTTATGGTCCAGGGGACTTAAACAAAATAGGCAAAGAAGGTAAAACATCTTGGGACAGTTTTTCTTATGCAGTAATGATGGGTCACAATGTATGGATGCACATTAATGCTGTACAAGAAGCTAATAGACAGTATGATAACGGTGTTATTCCAAATATGTTAGTAGATGAAAGATTTGATAGAGTTGCTTTTAAAGATATTGTAGAAGCAATCTTTATGACAGATAATAGAAATGAAGCAAATGCAATTATAGAAGAATTTTCTAGATATTGGGATAGTATTATCGGCACTAGGGGTAACACTGGTAAACGCATTGTAAATGCACAAACACAGTTTAATAACTTATTTGAGGTATAAATGAAAAGAGATTATGCAGAAGGCACATTAGAAACACCTACTATGTTTACAGGTGTTGAAGTTGAGAAAACTCCTGCTTACGGTTTGCAAACACTGTTTGTAGATGGTGTTCAAGATATAAAAACTATCTTACAATACTACAACGAACACAACTGCAAACATATTTTCTTTGGTGCTAATCATAGTTTTAACCCCGGAACAAAGTTTCCTGAAGATGCTAATCAATGGACACCTTGGGAAGATATGATTTTAGAATTCCTTAAAGAAGGTTACTTGTGTAGTTTGGATATTCCTATTGCACTTGCTGACGCATTTTTAGAATCAGGATTAACTGAATATGACAACTTTATTCCACAACTTCGCATTCCATTGCCTTATGTGAAACAGTGGAACTACAACACTATGTTGAAGATCGATGATAAAGATTTTAAGGCAACTAATCCAGGTGTTTGGTGTCATAGTTTGCATGACCTTTTGGATAGAGAAAAGTTTACCAATTGGAGCAAATATGGCCTTGACAAAGTTATTAAATGAAAGTATACTATAAACAATGCAAGAACGTTATTATGATTACATGGGACGTAGAATGAGAGAGGAAGATGCAAAAATGAATAAAGAAAATGCACTAAATAATGCTGAGAGAAGCATATGGGTTACATTCAAAAAAGAAGGCATTCACAAATATCCGGCAGCACTAGATGATCCAAAGTTGGCAACTGGTGACTGGGATGACGTATCGTTTCTTGGTTATCCTCATCGTCATATTTTCCATTTCAGGGTGCGGATTGAAGTGCGACACAACGATAGAGATATCGAGTTCATCCAATTCAAGCGATGGCTCGAAAGACTCTACTCAGGACAAAATACTGAAGGAAGTAAAGAACAGAGCACAACCAACTCTGAAGTGCTTATTTTAGATTACAAATCATGTGAGATGATCGCAGATGATCTCTATGAAGCTATTTCTACAAAATACCCTGGCCGATTTGTAGAAATTGATGTCTCCGAAGATGGAGAAAACGGCTGTACAATTTTTTACCCTAGATAGACTATGAAAAAGAGGATTTTAAAATGTCAACAACTTTTCCAAAAGTTCAGCAAATTTTTGACGACTTGGATGAATATAGGGACTTTTGTCGCTTCAACGGCAAAGTATTTAACGAAAAAGACTTGTATAAGGAATCAAGTCGTATATATAAGGAGTTCCTTGCTTTTAAAGCAAGGGGTAACAAAAAATATTATAGGCGCAAGTAATGACTGTTTATATTGTAGACATTGAAGCAGTAGATACACGTTATACTAAGCAATGGAAGGAATATCTTCCAAAGCAACTAAAACGTTCTACTAACGAAGACGTTCATGTTATTAGTGGAGGTGAGACACCGCAGGCTACAACGCCTGGGGCGTTCCTTAATTTTGGTGGTACAAATGTTTACAAAAGCAAACAGTTAGAAAAAATTGGACAAATGTTTTGTGATGGAACTGTTAAGGACGGTGATTATTTTCTCTATACTGATGCCTGGAATCCTACAGTGGTACAACTACGCTACATGGCAGAACTATTAGGTGTTGATATTTGCATTGGTGGTTTGTGGCATGCAGGTAGTTATGATCCGCAAGATTTTTTAGGTAGACTTATAGGTGATAAACCTTGGGTAAGACATGCAGAGCAATCAATGTATGAATGCTATGATGATAACTTTTTTGCAAGTCAATTCCATATAGACTTATTTGCAAAAAGTTTAGACATAATGCCAAATAAAACACATCGTGTTGGATGGCCTATGGAGTATCTAAAGAGCAGTTTACACAGTTATTCTGATATGACAAAAAGAGACCTTATACTCTTTCCACACAGAGTTGCTCCTGAAAAACAAGTTGATATCTTTAGAGATCTTAAAGAACGTTTACCGCAGTATGAGTTTGTTGTTTGTCAAGAACAACAACTTAGTAAGAACGAATATCACAACTTACTAGGCGAAGCTAAAATGGTGTTTAGTGCTAACTTGCAAGAAACATTAGGTATTAGTTGGTATGAAGGAGCATTGGTAGATGCTATTCCAATGGTTCCGGATAGACTTAGTTATAGTGAAATGGCTTTAGATATTTTTAAATATCCAAGTGTTTGGACAGAAGATTACGATGCGTACTTACATAACAGAGATAAGTTAATTAAACAAATTGTTGAATATATGGAAAACTATAACGACTTTTTACCAAATATTAAAAAACAAGTGGCAAAACTTAACAAAGACTTTTTTAGTGGTAATGAAATTTATGAAAGGATTAAAAATGAACGATAGTAATTATACTTTTACCTTAGACTCATCTACACCTACAAGTACAATTACCTTAGATAGTAATTATGCATACGACATTAATTCAAGTTGGATTAGTGACAATATTGATACGGGTCTTAATGTGAGTGGAGATTTAACGGTCAATGGCGTAGATGTTATGCAGACTATTAAAGATATGCAACGTGTACTAGGTGTTGTAGGCAGAGACATTGCTAAAGAAGAAAAGTATGCAGGCTTAAGACGTGCCGCAGAAGCATATGAACGTGAACTAGCAAAAATTAATACATTTGAAACAATAAAAGATAGTAATTAATGTTTGAGTTTTTAAAAAATAGAAAACGTGTTATTCGTGATAGAGATAGCAACGAGCCTTACTTAGTACGTTGGTATTTGTTTTTAAAAGACAGAAAGAACTTTCCGTTTAATGTCACACTACACAAAGTTTTAAAAAGTGATGAGCCTGTATTACATGACCATCCTTGGAATTGGGGTGCTATTATCTTAAAAGGTGGATACTACGAACATATTCCTATATATTCTAGAGAAGGTGCAGTAGTAGGTGCAACAAAAGAATGGCGTGGACCTGGACATATTAGATTTAGAAGTGCAAGTAACCTACACTGGTTAGAACTTGCAAAAGATAAAAATGGAAAAGAGATTCCATGTTGGAGTTTATTCTTTATGGGTAGACAACAAAAAGACTGGGGCTTTGTACGATTTGTACATGCTACAGAACATAACTGGCAAGATGCAGGTTATAAATGGATATCTCATAAGAAATATCTTAAGGAGTAATGTATGAGTCAATATGACAATGTAGTAATGGAAAGGAAATTAATATTAGAAGCTGAAGAATGGGCATCTGGAGTTAGAAACTTACACGCCTTTAATACTAAGGTTTTATCATCTATGTGGTATGAAACAAAAGAAAGTGTTAAAGATGGAAGTGTTTGCGATATCGAATATAACGACGGACGAATTGAAAGAACAGTAAATTCAACTGGAGTTAAGTATAATCTTAGAGAAGGGATTTCAGGCAAAAAACTAGTAGAGATATATGAAAGGGGTGGATTTTAATGACTGTAAGAAATACTATTAAAGATGTTGTTGAAGAACAAGTACAAGAAATTGTAGAAGCAAAAAATCTTGTACCAAAAGCAACACCTAAATTTGATCTTAGCTGGTATGTAAAATGGGTTAGTAGTTTCTTTATACTAGTTGCAGTAGCATGTAGAAGTGTTGGCGGCGAACTTGTTTTATGGGATTTAATATTCAGTGCAATAGGAACACTTGGTTGGTTATGGGTTGGATTGCTTTGGAATGATAGAGCATTAATTATACTTAACGGAACGTTGTTTACACTATTAATAAGCGGTCTTTTAAAAATAATTGTTGAATTAAGGATGTTAGGATGATAAAGAAACATTATTACACTTGGAAACATATTGAAAAAATGTGTATTGATATTGCTATGCAAATGCAAAAGGATGATTGGAAGCCTGACTATATTGTTGGACTTACAAGAGGAGGCAATATTCCTGCAACTATTTTAAGTAATATGATGGATGTAAGGTGTGAATCACTTAAAGTTAGTTTACGTGACGGCGATAGTGAAAACGAAAGTAATGCTTGGATGGCCGAAGATGCATTTGGTTACGTGTCAGAAGAGGATCGTGTAAAAACTAAAAGTCGTTGGGATATTGGTAGACGTAAAAATATTCTAATCGTAGATGATATAAACGACACTGGTGCAACATTTAATTGGATTATAAAAGATTGGCAATCAGGTTGTTTACCATCTGAAGATTCGTGGAATACTGTTTGGGGACGTAATGTAAGATTTGCAGTATTAACAGACAATATGGCTAGTGAAACTATTGCACCAGTTGCTTACACGGCACATGAAATAAACAAAGCAGACGAAGATGTTTGGTTAGTTTATCCGTGGGAAATAGTAGGTAAATATGATGCGTAACGATACGTTAGAACAAGCTCAACAAGACGGCAGAGCTCCTTGGGATAAAGTTTATTTAGATACTAGAGATTTTGTAGTATACGAAGATAAGTACCCTGTAACAGAAGGTCACTTACTTATAGTGCCTAAAGTAAATGTTATGGATTGCGTAGAAAAGTGTTTTAAATTTGCAATGTCAATGGGTAGTGACAATGTTGAAACAACCAAAAATAATATAACAGGTTACAACATTGGTCTAAATATAGGTACTAGTGCAGGACAAACAGTTATGTATCCGCATGTACATTTAATCTTCCGTCGCGATGGAGACGTGGAAGAACCGAGAGGTGGCGTACGAGGCGTCATTCCATCTAAACAAAAATATTAAGGAAAGGACTATGGAATTGAGACAAAATTTAATTAATGCGGCTAAGAAACACGCAGAAGCAGAAATTGAACTACACAAAACAAATATCGAAGTCTACATGGAAAAAGTAGTAGGAATCGGTGAACATTCTGATATTGTTGAAACAATTCAGAAAGAGCTTGATGCAATGGCAACAGCTCATGATCGTCTTGAAATGTTAACCAAATATTTTGATTAAAATATTGTATAATATTCTTGACAAAAACCTAAATACAATGTATAATGTAATTATTGTGCATTGTATTTTACTAACGGCAATCCACTGCCTTAACATCGGAGAAGAAAATTGAAGAAAAGTGAAGAAATAATACAAAGGTTACAAGACTCAGGAGATAGATTCTGGGCTGGTGACAACATATCTCAGCATCTACAACCAGGCGACAAAGATGCACTAATAGAAGAACTTACACCAAAGTTTGAAGAAGTACTAGACAGCTTGGTTATAGATCGTTTTAATGATCCTAACAGTATGGACACTGGTAGACGTCTTGCAAAGATGTATATCAATGAACTTATGCAAGGACGTTATAACCCAATGCCTAATGCAACTGCATTTCCAAACCATGTAGATGATGGTTACAAAGGTATGCTTGTTGTAAGAAGCGAAATTAAAAGTATGTGTTCACATCATCACCAACCAGTGAATGGTGTTGCATACATTGGTATCATTGCCGCGGAAACACTTATTGGACTTTCTAAGTATACACGTATTGCTCAATGGTGTGCAAGAAGAGGTACACTACAAGAAGAACTTAACAATGTTATTGCTAATGAGATTCAACAAGCAACTAACAGTTCTAACGTAGGTGTTTACATTCAAGCAACACATGGTTGTTGTGAAAACAGAGGTATTGGTGCACACAGCAGTCTTACACAGACAACTGTACTACGTGGTGCATTTACAGATGATCCTAGCACTAAGAAAGAGTTTATGGACAATATTAAATTACAACAACAGTTTGCATGTGGAGCATAATATGAAACTAAGATATTCAGAAGCATTCTATAGTGTACAAGGTGAAGGACGTTTTGTTGGTGTGCCTAGTGTATTCCTACGTACATTTGGTTGTAACTTTCGATGCATGAACTTTGGACTTAACCGTGATGAACCTAGTCGTGCAGAAAAACAAGCAAACGGTATTAAACACAATCCCGAAGTAGCAGACTTACTTGCTAAAGAAGTACACAAGACAACAACAGACTTTAATGACTTGCCTATTATACACACTGGCTGTGACACGTATGCAAGTATCTATCCCGAGTTTAAGAAACTAATGATGGATAGAACTGTAGACGAAGTTGTTGAACATTTATTATCACTTACTCCAGAAGGTAAGTGGACAATGGACAATGGACAAGATGTCCATTTAATATTTACTGGAGGAGAACCTTTGTTAGGGTGGCAAAGATTCTATACCGAACTATTAGACCACCCACGAATGCAGGACTTAAAAAATGTTACATTTGAAACAAATACTTCTCAAAAGCTACGAGACGACTTTAGAGACTATATCAGCGGCCAAGAACGATTTGAAGTTACTTGGAGTTGTTCCCCAAAACTTAGTGTCAGCGGAGAATCCTGGGAAGACGCTATTAACCCTGATATTGCTAGTGAGTATAACAATGTTCATGGTAGTAAACTTTATCTTAAGTTTGTTGTGGCTGACAGTGTGGACGTTGAAGAAGTTAAAAGAGCTGTTGCTGAGTATAGGGGCGCCGGGATCGAGTGTCCGGTATATCTTATGCCGTTGGGAGGACGTTCAGAAGAGTATAACCTCAACGTTAAAGAAGTGGCTGAATTATGCATGGCGCAAGGATGGAGGTTTACACCAAGACTCCATATCGACCTTTTCGGCAATGCATGGGGGACTTAGTCGAGATGAACTTGACAGTTATCGTAACCAACAACATGAACGGGCAATGAAAGCACCGATCGAAACACCAGAGCATAGAGCTCGGAAGGCAGGAATGTAAATGAAGGATATCCTTAATAAATTAAATCCTTTTAAAAAGAAGGTTAAAGCAAAAGAAAATCCAACAACGGATGAGCAACGTAGAGCTATTCTTGAAAAAGAAAAAGCACAAGCAACTAAAGATAAGAAGCCGTGGGTAGCAGTACTAGATACTCAAGTGAATCCAGAGAACATTAAGAACGGTTTCTTTGAGCTTGACTGGAATAATGAGTTTATTGAGCAATTACTTGATGCAGGTTATTCAGGTGAAACAAACGAACAGATTGTAGATGCATGGTTTAGAACTATTGTAAGTCAAATGCTTCAAGAAGACGGTCAAGATACAGAAAGAGGTATGGGCTATATTAACGTAGTTCCTATTGATAAAGGTAAAAGCGAAGTATCTTAATGGTTGACAACAGCCAGATCTGGTGTTACAATGGTACTATAAATTATACAAAGGTAAACTAATGGCAACACATATTCTAGTAGATACTGCAAATACTTTCTTTAGAGCTCGACACGTAGTACGTGGAGATATTGACACTAAAGTTGGTATGGCATTGCATATTACCTTAGGTGGTGTTAAAAAAGTATGGCAAGACTTTGAAGCAGATCATGTTGTGTTTTGTTTAGAAGGACGCAGTTGGCGTAAGGACTTTTACGAACCTTATAAACGTAATAGACAAGTAGCACGTGATAAAATGACTGTTACTGAGTCTGAAGAAGATAAAGTGTTTTGGGAAATCTTTGATGAGTTTAAGGACTTTGTAGATACTAAAACTAACTGTACTGTTATGCGACATCCGCAACTAGAAGCAGATGATCTTATTGCTGGTTGGGTACAAGCACACCCTAACGACAATCATGTTATTATTAGTACTGACGGTGACTTTGCACAACTTATTGCACCTAATGTAAAACAGTACAATGGCATTCAAGACGTTACTATTACACACGAAGGTTACTTTGATAAGAAAGGTAATCCTGTAATTGATAAGAAAACTAAACTAGAGAAGCCTGCACCTAATCCTGAATTTATGTTGTTTGAAAAGTGTATGCGTGGCGACACTAGTGACAATGTGTTTAGTGCTTATCCAGGTGTTCGTACTAAAGGCACTAAAAACAAAGTTGGACTTACAGAAGCATTTGCAGACAAAGATAGCAAAGGCTATAACTGGAATAACATGATGCTACAACGTTGGGTTGATCATGAAGGTGCTGAACATCGTGTATTAGATGACTATACACGTAATGTTACACTATGTGACTTAACTGCACAACCTGCAGACATTAGAGAAATTATTAATTCTACTATTGCAGAAAATGCTAAGCCTAAAGAAATTAAACAAGTAGGTATGCGATTACTTAAATTTTGTGCTAAGTGGGATATGCAACGTATTGCAGATCAAGCACAATACTATGCAGAACCATTACAAGCGAGGTATCCACAATGACAATTAAGATGAAAGAAGTGCTAAAAGAAAAGTTTTGGATTGTTCAAGATGAAGAAATGAAAATTGGTACCCTGTCTTTAGCTGATGACAGATATATGTTTAACAGTGCAAGAGGCACACAATTTTTTAGTTCTAAAAAAGATCTTAATCAAAATTTTGATAGTAATCTTACTTGGGGTAAGTTAGAAATAAAAGAAAAACATGTTGAAAAAACTGTTTACGGATTTCCAACAAGTTGTGTTCCGCAAAACACTATGTATGATATAAAACAAAAACTACCTTTATTTACAAAAAGTATTAAGAGTAAAAGTTTATATTGTGCAGGATACTATACAATTAAATTTGAAAAAGGTTGGGTTAAGAGTTTTTGTCCTAAACTAATGACTTTAGAACGTTATGGATTTAAAGGTCCTTTTAAAACAGAATTTGAAATGAAACAAGAACTATCTAGAGTGAATAAATCGTAATGTATAGACCTTTGCCCGACGGATTAACTATTAAAGAATCTAATGTGCAAGGACTAGGACTGTTTGCTACACAAGATTTTGAAGCTGATCTTATATTAGGTATTGTACATGTGATGAACAAGAACTTCCCACACGGAGCAATTAGGACTGCACTAGGTGCATTTTATAATCATTCAGAAGAACCTAATTGTATTAATGTAAAAGGATTTTGGCATCAAATACCTGTATGCTATTTACAAACAATAAAGCCCATACTGGCAGGCGAAGAACTAACTGCAAAATATACATTATATGGTGACTTTGATATGGAGAATACATAATGGATAAACCTCCTTTAAATACTGTAGCAATAGAACAATTTATAAACGCAGTCAAAGGTGCAGAAGCAAGTCGTGCAAAAGAATTAAAACTAGACCTGCAAACTGCTAAAAATCTTGCATTTACTTTAGGTATAGTTATGTCAAGGTTAAACGGCAATTTAGAAGAACTTATTCAAAAACAAAATAGTAATGCTGACGAAGTCATTGAAGTAAAAATGGACGGCGGAAATAGTTGGTGATAAACTACTAGTTTAACTCATAAAAGAGATAAATATATGCGTAGTTAATATATAGGATACGCAATATGAGTAGACCAAAACCAAATATTATATTAGAGAATATTGATAAAAAAACTTATAAATCAGATCAAGTTTTAGAAGCAGAAGCAATATGGGCTGTCTTTTATAAAGGCAAGCCTTTTAATCTCAAAACTGCTAATATAGTTACAAACTATCCCGGACCAAAATATAAGAAGGTATCTTTTTCAAATCCAGGACATGCAATTAACCTTTCTAAAAAATTAAATGAACAATTTAATTGTGACGACTTTAATGTTGTCAGACTAACAGAAGGTGAAGAGCTAGTGGCTGGATGAACTGGAAAGAAACATATACTAAAATCTTTTTAAGTCAAGCAGGTAAATCTACAAACGAAGTCGCTTTTAAAGAGCATTTTTCTAAGTGGTGGCAAAACACTCGTGAAAAAGAACAAGGCGGACTACGGCTTACTGAAGAAGGCTATAGGTTCATTACACAAGATATTGAACTACAAACATACGAAATACCATACCCACCAAATTTTGAAATTACAACACAAGTAATAATTTTTTTAGATAAGTTTATTGACTGTCCATACTACTTTGATCGAAGAGGTATTGTTGTTACAGGAGAAAAAAAAGCAATGGAACTTAGTTTATTTTCAGGTGATATACGTAAGTATGGATTAACAAAAGCAATGAATCGACAAAAAAATTAGATTTTGGCAAATAAAAGGTTGACTTTTATCCTAATGATGCTATTATATATACATACTTAGAAATTAAGTATGGCACTGATAAAATACATTATAGGAGTACAAAATGGAAGATATCGCAGTAAGACAAACTAGCCCAAACAAGGCTAAAAAAGCAATTAACCACGCAATTCAAAAGAAGCGTCCAATCTTTATATGGGGACCTCCGGGCATTGGTAAGTCCGATATTGTTCACCAAATTGGTGAATCAATTGACGCCCATGTAATTGACATTAGACTTTCTCTTTGGGAGCCAACTGACATTAAAGGTATTCCGTATTATGCCGCTAATGATAACACTATGAAGTGGGCACCACCAGTTGATTTGCCAGACGCAAAGATGGCAAAGAAATACAAAAAAATTATTTTGTTTCTAGATGAAATGAATTCAGCGGCACCAGCAGTACAGGCGGCCGCTTACCAACTTATTCTTAACCGTAAGGTTGGAACATATACACTGCCAGACAATGTTGTTATTGTTGCAGCAGGTAATCGAGATGCTGACAAAGGTGTTACTTATAGAATGCCTGCTCCGTTAGCAAATCGTTTTGTACACTTGGAATTAAAAGTCGATTTTGATGATTGGTTCCAGTGGGCAGTAGCTAACAAGATACATAATGATGTTGTTGGTTACTTAACTTTTAGCAAGAAAGATTTGTATGATTTTGATCCAAGATCACCAAGTCGTTCTTTTGCAACACCTCGTTCATGGTCGTTTGTATCAGAATTGATTGAAGACGAACTAGACGAAGATACTACTACAGATCTTGTAAGTGGTACTGTTGGTGAAGGACTTGCTGTAAAGTTTATGGCGCATCGTAAGGTTGCGTCTAAAATGCCAAACCCAAGTGATGTATTACTTGGTAATGTAAAAGAGTTGAAAACTAAAGAAATCAGTGCCATGTATTCCTTGACTGTTTCACTCTGCTACGAACTAAAAGAAGCATGTGATAAAGGCGATAAGAAATTTGACGATAAAGTTAATAACTTTTTGCGTTTTTCGATGGATAACTTTGAAACTGAATTGGTTGTTATGGGAATCAAACTTGCCCTCACACAGTACTCCCTTCCAATTGATCCAGATGAAGTTGAATGTTTCGATGAGTTTCACGACAGGTTTGGCAAGTATATTAGAGCCGCACAAGAGGCCTAATACTTTTGGGTGGATAGGCAACTGTCCACCCATTTTTTTACTTGACATTTATAAGTAA